CGTATGCGGCGGTTTATCCCGACCGCGCAGGGGCCGGCAAAGCGTTGCCCCGGCACTAAGCATGTCTTGCAGGCGCTATACCCAGACAAAAAGGTCTGGCTGCAAAAGTTTGAGTTTGCATTCGATCAAGCATACGTCATCGAGTTTGGCGACCAGTATTGTCGGTTCTACACCGACCGCGGCGTTGTTCTTGAGGACGCGCTCGATGTCTCCAACATCACGCAAGCAAAGCCCGGCGTTATAACTTACGTTGGAACAGACCCGGCTAACGGCGATTGGATGTACGTCAGAGACGTACAGGGCATGTCACAGATCAATGGCCGTTACGTCAAGGTCACGAACATCAATACGGCTGCCAAGACGTTTGAGCTTTACAGCATCGAAGATGCCGCGATCGACACGACAAACTATGACGCTTACTTAGGGAACGGCGATATACAACGTGTATATACGATCGCCTCGCCCTACACCGAAGAAGATCTTTTCACGGCAGAAGGCACTTCCGCACTTTCGATCGCTCAGTCTGGTGACGTTCTCTATATCGGCTGCGAAGGTTACGCTCCGCGCACCCTGACCCGCAGCGGGAATACGAGCTGGGCCTTTGCCGAGTACGCACCGACTGATGGCCCGTTCCAGCGCGAACCTGACACCAAAGTAGACTTCACGCTCTCCGGCACGACAGGCTCGGTAACTGTAACGGCTGCGTCGCCGATCTTTACTGATGGAACAGGGATGCTGCTGCGCTTGCAGCCAATCAACATTACGACGACGCAATGGGAAACCGGAAAATCGATTACGACCGGAGACATTCGCAAGTCGAGTGGCAAGTATTACCAAGCACAAAACACGGCGACGACAGGAGCTGTGCGGCCGATCCATGAGGAAGGGCAAGATTACGACGGCAATACCGGCGTACTTTGGAAGTTCCTGCACCCCGGCTATGTGGTACTAAAGATCACCGGAGTCACCAGCACGACGGTAGTGACTGCCGACATCATTGGCCCCGGCGTTGCCCCAAGCGAATTGCTTTCTGCGACGTCCTGCGCGTACCGCATTGGCGCGTGGGGAAGCGGCCTTGGCGGCTCATTCCCATACAAGGTTTGTTTCTGGCGCGATCGGCTGTTTTGGGCCGGCGGGCAGAACGTCTACGGTTCCGTGGCCGGCGACTACAGCTCTCATGCGCCTGACACGATGGGCGAGATCCTTGCTGACAATGCGCTCAATCTCACGATCGCGATCGGCAACGTCGACAAGATCCGCTGGCTGCGACCGGGCAATGCGTTGATCGCAGGCACGGCAGGCGCTGAGATTGCAATCCGCGAGAACATTACGACCGCCGCGCTTGGGCCTGAGAATGTGAAGTTTGATCTGCAATCGGCAGAGGGTTCAATGGAGCTCGAGCCGGTACTAGTCGAGGACGCGATTCTGTTTGCTCGAGTAGGCGGGCGCAGAATTATGGAGCTGCGGTTCGACATCCAAGCTGATGCGTGGGTGCCGCGGGATATGAGTGTGCTTTATCCCGAGATCACTAAATCCGGCATCATCGACATGGAATTCCAAAAGGAGCCGGACGACATTATCTGGTGCGTTCTCGGCGACGGTCGATTGATTGGCCTGACCTACGATCGCGAGCAAAACATCTACGGTTGGCACCAGCATCCAATCGGCGGCCTTAATTCCAAAGTCGAAGCGGTGCAGGTTATTCCCGGCCCTGACGGCGATGTGGACGATGTATGGCTGGTTGTATCCCGTACGATACAGGGCGAAGTAGCCTATGAGCTTGGTACCGAAGCGGGAGAGGATTTGGTTACGGAAGGCGAGAATCAACTCGTCACCGAAGCCGATGTGCAGTTCACGCAGAGATCAGTTGAATATCTTGCACAGTCTCTTGAGGACGGAGATGACATCCAAGGCGCGGTGTATTTGGATTCAGCTTTGGAATACAACTCCCCGATATTTGCAGATCTGTTTCTAAATATCGGCGGCGCTGGGGATGTTTTGCTTGAAGGCGGCGAGAAGGTACTTCTTGAAAATAACAACGGCATTGAAATCGAAGGCGATATTACCGCGACAGTAACATCGTCTTTTGAAATCGTGACCGAAGCAGACGAATTCTTGCAGACTGAAGATGGCGATGATTTTGTCATCAACGACCCGATATTCTTGCCAACAGACGTTGGCCGAGAGATTGTGTATCGGTATTACGATTCAAGCCTCGAGCTGTGGCGCAGCGCAAGAGCTGAGATCGTCGGCTATGTCACTCAAGATTTGGTTTACATCAAGATATTGTCTGCGTTCCCAAGCAACGACATTGCCTCCGGCACATGGCGTTTGACGTCTAGCACTTTGCGCGGGCTTTACCATCTCGAGGGCGAGACGGTTTCTGCGCTCGCAGACGGAGCGGAGGTGACTGGGCTTCTAGTGATTGACGGCACGGTGACGCTGCCGACTCCGGCATCTCGGGCGGTGGTTGGATTGCCGTATACGTCGATTCTGGCGACTCAGAGAATCGATGCAGGCGCGTCCATAGGTACGGCGCAGTCCAAGACCAAGCGCATCCACAAGCTCGGCTTCAGGCTTTACAACAGCCTCGGCGGCAAGTTTGGGCCGAGCGCGACGAATCTTGATTACATTCCATACCGCACGGGCAACGACTTCATGGACGAGGTGCCGCCGACATTGACTGGCGATACCGACGTTCTAGCGTTCCCCGGCGGTTACGAGACGGACGGAAGGATCTGGGTGGTTGCGGATCAGCCGCTGCCGCTCACGGTGGTGGCTTTGTATCCAGAGCTTGAAACGGCGGGCTAATGCTCGAGGTGGTCAAGTTCAAGCCGGAGCATCTCGACGAACTGAGGTTGCAACCGGCGCAGGAGTATCTGGCGGCGTTTGTAGGCCGGCCGGGATACGGGCAGGAGCTGGTAGATGCCGGCCCCTGCTATACCGCTCGGCGGGACGGCAGGATCATCTGTTGCGCCGGGGTGGTGGAGTTGTGGAAGGGCAGGGCGTCCGCATGGGCGCTGCTGTCTTGGGACGCGGGCAGAAGCATGAAGCCGCTGCACCGCGAGGTTGAGAGGTTTTTGGATCGCTGCGGTATTCGCAGGATAGAGGCGTATGTGTATCCGACCTTTGAGCCGGGACACAGATGGGCGAGAATGCTCGGGTTTGAGCAGGAAGGGTTGATGCGAGCGTTCGGCCACGACGGCAGCGATATGGTCATGTATTCGAGGGTGATGTAATGGCACAAGCAATTCCGTTTATCGCAGCCGCAGCATCTGCGGCGTCATCCTTGATGGCGACTGGACAAGCGCGACAAGTCGGCGCGGCACAAGCGAAACTGCTTGAGACTCAGGCTGGTGTTGCCCGACAACAGGCAGGGCTTGAGACTGAGGCACTTAGTCGCGAGACCCGCCGCCAGTTCGGTGAATTGCGAGCCGCCGGAGCGCAGGCTGGACTTGTGGACTCGGTGACGTTCGGAGATGTCTACAAGCAGGCCGCGACCGCGGCAGAACTGGACGCGCTTTCTCTGGCGTATCAAGGCGAGACTGAAGCGCAGAGTCTATTGAGCGAGGCACGGATCACCCGCGCATCCCGGCCGTCATGGGTGCAGGGCATCTTGCAGGCTGCTGGCGCTGGGCTTGGCACTTACGCCGCCGCTGGCGGTCAGTTCCCAAGCGGACGCGCAAGCACAAAATTCACGCCAAAAGTAAGCGGCCCAACGGCGGTAACCCGACGTTCTATGGCACCGACCTCATTACTGCCACAAGGCGGTCGCGTAAACGCATAGGTGATTCATGGCTAAGCTCGAGTTCTACAGACAGCAGGTTGTCCCGCGCATCTCCACGCCGAGTGGCCGCGGGCTTGCTGCTGTCGGCACTCAGGCTGCGGACACCGCGGAGGCGATCGCTCGAGGGGCAGTTGCAGCCGGAAAGTTAATCGGCGAGCGGAACCGGGAGATTGAGAAGCGAAAAGAAGATGAGGCTGCGATCGATGCATCTTCGCGCGCCATCAGCATCAAATCTCGGTGGCTTGAAAAGTCTAGACAGCTTGAGCAGGAAGCCCTTGCCAAACCTGACGAACTTGATGACTACACCAACCGCGCTCTAAATGCCTATCGCGAGATTGCAGACGATGAGGTAAATCAGGCCAAGTCTGACCGCGCCCGCGCATGGCTGCGCGAGCAAGCTGATTCGTTTGGCCTCAATGTGCAGGATGGTTCTCTGCGCTGGCAGGCTAATGCCAAGGTAGACCGCGACATAACTAAGGCAGAGCAATCATTTGAGTCTGGTCGCCTTATCGTCTCTGCCAAACCGCAAGATTATGAAGCGGTCAAGAAAGATGTCGGGCTCCAATTCGCCATTCTTCCAGTAGATAAACGGGAAAAAGCGTGGGCCAAGGCACGAAGCAATCTGGCTCTTGATGCCGCGCTTTCATCGATGCGCGCAAATCCGGCTGCGATTCAGAAAGAATTGAAAGCAGAGCCCGGTAAGTCGACATTCGCATTTATCAATGATCTTGATCAGGATGATCGCAATCGACTGAGCGCGCAGACGGAAGCTGAACTTGAGCAGATCAAACGAGAGCAGGAGCGTCGCAGAGCAGAACTGCGTGACGTTCTGCGAGACGATGTTGCAAACCAGACTGCTTTGATGAGCATCGGCGTCGTTCCGCAAAATCCGATTCCGCGGTCGAGATTTATCGCTGCCGGCATGGGCGACGACTACGATAGTTATTCGGAAACATTAAAACTTGCTCCGATGATGAACTCGCTTGCCAATATGAACCGGCAAAGCGCGATCGCCAAGATTGAAAGTCTAAAACCAAAGACCGAGAAAGGCGCAGCCGATGCGGTCAAGCGATACGATTTTGCGTTAAGAAACTACACAAACATCGTCAAACAGCAAGAAGACGATCCCGGCGCATTCCTAATCCAGAACTCACCGTCTCTGCGCTCTGCATACGAAGCAATCGGTTCTGCTCAGACGCCAGAAGCCGCTATGTCTGCCGCCCAGAATTACGGCAGACTGGCCGTGACTGAAGCGAGAAACATCGGCATTCAGAATCCTGCAATCCTGCCGAAGAATGTTGCCGACGACATCGTTGCTAGAGTCTATGGCCGATCGCAGGACGATAAGTCTCTGGTTGGTTCCGCGGTCATCCTTGCCGAACGACAGAAGTGGGGCAAGTATTGGCCGAACGTGTTTGCTCAGGTTGCTAAAGAGCTGCCGGGATCGGCTGCGGTGATTGGCGCTGGAATGCGCCAGAAACCTGCGGATCGGTTAATTGAGTTGTCTGCGCTTTCCGAAAAAGATCTCAATGCTTTATTGCCCTCAGGCAAAGCGCCTAAAGACGTTAGAGACAAAGTCAACGACGTTATGACCGACGTATTCGCCTCGTTCCAAGGGCAGAGCGGCGACGGATCAATGATCGCAATGCTTGAAGATGCGGCGTATCGGCTTGCGGTCGATTACGTCAGAGCCGGAAAAAGCGTCAACGATGCAGCCGATCTTGCGTATTCCGAGGTTGTTGGCGAGCGGTACGTCTTTGCGGAAATTGAGGACAGCATGATTCGCGTCCCAAGACAGAGCGCGATGGCAAATCGCGTCTTGCGAGAAGGGCTGACAATAGCCAGAAACAATGCCGTAAAAGATCTTGGGTATAGCAGAATTCGAGATGCGTACTGGCAGACGTTGCCAAGCGATGACCGCGTTGCTTTGATGTACGACAGGGAGCCCGTGCTTGATAAGAGCGGCAATCCAGTCATTTATACATGGGAGCAGTTGCGGAACATGCCTGAGACCTTGAAGGAAAAAATTAGGCGTGAACCGGGAACCCCCGTGCGAGGGCTTCAATGAGCTTTGACGGCCTGCTTTCTCTCCGTAAGCCATACGAGCGGCAAGTCGAAGTTCGTGAGCCAACGCTGGGCGAGGAACTTATTGAGGTTGGTCGCGAAGCATTTGAATTTAGCCCAACGCAATCCATTGTTAGGGGGCTTGAGCTTTCAGAGGCGCGCAAAACCGGAAACATCCTGTCAGCAGAAAGCGCAAGAGCGCAGCTCGGATCGGCGGGGCTCCGCGAACAACTGACTGTTCCTGATCAGGGCATTACCCAAGAGGCGCTCGACATACTTATCCGTCGCAAGCGGATTGAGAATAGACGCGCCGAGTTGTATTCCAGAAGCCCCAGCGGGTTTGGCCGCGGAACTGCGAAAGTGGCCGCGAGTCTCGGCTATTCACTTTTTGACCCAATCAATATCGCAACGGCGTTCGTGCCGGTAGTCAGTCAAGCGAAGTATGCGGCCATGCTCCGAGCGCAAGCCGGGCTGTTAGGCCGCACTGGGGTTCGAGCTGGCGTCGGTTTCGTCGAAGGCGCTGCCGGCGCTGCGTTGGTTGAGCCGCTTATCCTAAGCACGGCCCAAGCCGAACAGGCCGAATACGACGGCGTCGACTCCCTGCTTAATATCGCATTTGGAGGCGTTTTGGGCGGCGGTCTCCATGCCGTGGGCGGGGCAGGGTATGAAGCCGTCCGTCGCCTCAGAGGGCTTGAGGCGCTGCCTCCGCGCAATGATGTCGATGCTGCCGTCCAGCAGGCCATTATTGAGTCACGGGAAACGCTGCCGGCGGCTCCCGATGTACCGCCTCCAGTTCGCGTTGAGACTACCAAACGGTTTGAGCCGACGACTGTCCAGCCTGTGGACGCCTACACCGAGTCGGCCCAAAAGATCCTGAAAGAACTGAACAGCATTTACGACCTTGACCCGAATAACTCCAAGCAGGTGTCAATCGCAACCGGCGAGAAAGCGGTATCGATTACCGAGTTTATTCGCCGAACCGGGGGCATCATCGATCAGGGGGGTGAACTGGCTGCGCGCGACGTCAATAACAAGACTGCGCCGGGGCTGGTTCGTAGAGATACGCCAGAAAACCGGCAAACCTCTGGCATGGACTCGGTTCGCGAGCGATTGTTTGAAGCCGGTTATTTCCCTGACAAAGCCGATTACAACAACATCACCGATTCCGAGATTTTTGATGCGCTGATGGAGGACATTGGCGGCAACAAGATCTGGCAAGGATCAGTACGCAACAAACTCTCTAGTTTCATTTATGGCCGCGATTACATCTCCCGAATGGAAGCCGAGGGGTTTAGCCGGGATATGTCTGTGGCGCAGATCGCCGATCGCCTGCGGTCTATGGATGACGAGGCGCGCGCCGAGTTTGATGTTGCCCGTGAAATTGACCCCGAGACTCTGCGCGAGTACGAGGCGTTTGCGGAACGACTCAATGCCGAGAACGCGGCTGCCAATGTCGCCGAATCGCTAAATCCTGCAACTCGCCGTGCCGCACTTGAGACTGGCGTCGCGCAAGCTATGGACGCTCGGAATATCAACGTCGACCCAATCGTCGAGCTTGATCCGTCACTTGCCCGCGGTGGCCCAGACTTCCCAATCCAGTCTGCCCGCAATGCCGCGGTCGAAAACTTCCGTCCTGATCAGGCTGCATTGGTGGACTTTGAAGCGGCCGCTGAGACGCCAGATCCGAGTCGTGTCCCGATGCTGGATGCCGCCGATGCCGCGCTTGCCGATGCTCGAGCGGCTGCTGACGAGGCTGTCAATGCGGTAAACGCCGAGGGCGAATTCCGTCGCAGCCTGATGGTGCAAGAAGAGCCACAGCAGTACGGCGACGTTCCGGTTACTGTGGACAATGTCGCCAACGTCGAGGCGGCCTTTGAGCTTGCTCGCAGCAAAGAGTTCCCAAACAACCGTTCTTTCAAGAAGGAAATTCAAGACGCGGTTAATGCTGCCGCGGGCGATGCCGGTGTTGACCTCGCGGAAATGACTCCAGAGGTTGAGCGGTATCTGATCCGCATGGCCGTGCGCGAGGCGCGTGTTGCTTTACGCGACAATGCGAACGCGGTCGGCTGGTACAACGAGAAGGTTACCAAGGCGCTCCGCATCATCTCGCTGATTCATCCCGAGATCCTTAAGAGCCGAGAGGATAGGTTTGCGTTTACTTGGGCGCTGGCCGTTACGTCAAACGGGCTGAAGGTTGACAAGAATTTCGAGCTTGCGATGCGGGCATATGAGGCATGGAAAAAGACAGGCCGCATGCCAACAGATATAGGCATTGGCACAGCCTCTGGCGCTATTAACGACTCTCTCGAGCTTTACAACGTGATGCTCAAGCAGCATGGATTCGATGCGCTTGAGAACTTCATGCGGTCGAAAGATACAGTTAAAAACATCAATGCATTCTCTGGGCTTGAGGTTGGCGGCGAAAACCTTTCGACCCAAGTCTACGGCTCGGCCATTCTTGGCCCGAAGATCGGCAACGGATTCTTTTCAAACCTGTACGGCAACTTTGAGCAGCTCACAATCGACCGCTGGCTCATGCGTACATGGGGCCGGTGGACTGGAACGCTCATCGAGGAAAACCCGGCGCAGGTTGCCGCCAAGAAAAAGTCCCTTGTTTCACTTGTCAAACTGCTAGACAAGGATCAGCGCAAGGCGCTTGAAGGCATACTCGGCAAGAAGATTGCTCTGGGGCGGCCAGATGAAATTGCTTTTGCGATTGCTAAGGCTAGCACCAAAAAGCCAAACAGGGCGGCTATCAACCAGATCGGCGTTGGATTTTCCGAAGAGACATTGGGCTCGATTGTCGGCGCTTTGAAGAAAGGCAAGGTTAGAGTTGGGTTAGGCGATGAGATTCGCAAAACCGGCAACGCACTCGCTAAATACCTCGACGGACAAAAGGAAGCCCCGTCCGGCCCGCCAGAGCGCGGCCGTCTCCGCAAGGTCTTTGGCGTAGCCCTCGAGCAGTTACAGAAAGACAATCCAGAGTTAACAATGGCTGACATGCAAGCCTTGCTCTGGTATCCTGAGAAAAGGTTATATGATGCAGCGGGTGCAGCAGATGAAGCAGTCGAAGCCGGATATGCAGACGATGCAGCTCCAGACTACGCCAATGCAGCAGCCAAGCTCGCCGAAGGACGAGGAATCTCCAGAGATCGAATCGACGGAGCCACTCGAGCAGTTGATGAAGAGCTACAGGCCGAGCAACGCGCAAGACGAACAGGACGAGCTGGTAAGCGAATTTCTAAATCAGAAGCGTTCACAGTAAATGAGCAGCTCCAACTGTATCTCGATCTCGGGCCAGTTCCGACTCAAAGCGGCCCGCGAGCTGTCGCAGCCCAGCGCGCCGCAGTCAAAGCGGTGGATGATCTACGATCCTCCTCCGACCTACTTGCACTCTCCTTGTCGCGTGATTTCGCTGAAAGACAGAGAGCTTCCCTTGTCGGGCAAAAAGTAACCTCGACAGAAGACTTTGCCACACTCGCTCAGGTCTACCGCGATCCGCGGTTTGAGACATTGCGATATGTCTTTACTGACGAAAACGGAAACATCGTTGGGCAGATAGGGGCAACATCTCGGCTGCCGGCCGCCGCCGCTGGATGGATAGGGCCAGAGGCCACCGACTTCTTAAACGAGCTTATCGACCGTGCATACGGGATCGGCGCGCGCGGCGTTTATCTTTTGCATAATCATCCAAGCGAGATCGCCAGACCAAGCTCGGCTGATATTGAGTTCACCACAAACGTCGCCAAGTTCTTCAAGAGACGCGGGATGGAGTTCCGCGATCATGTGATTATCGATACCAATGAGTATTCCGTAATCAAGGCAGACGGAGCGTCCGAGACAATCAAGAAAGATTTTGGACAGCCGAGTTTGCTGCGCCTCAAGAAAATGGCGGCCATGCCAATTCGCAACTCCGAAAACCTTGCCGGCCTTGCTCGAGAACTAAAGTTCGACAATAAGTCCACGGTGCTGATTGCGACGAATAATAGGTACATCGTCCAAAACATCGTTGAAGTACCGCAAGAAAAAATCATGTCTTACGGCAACACTCCGCAAGGCAAAGCTAGTGCAATGTTTGCCTTGCGTAAGTTCGCGCTGACAAGTGATTCATCGTTTATTTTCGCGGTGACCAAAGACCATGCGTCGGCTCAGGCGATGCGTAACGTGGCGCTTGACACAATTTTCATCGACGAGAGCGGTCGCGCAATTTCTGTTGGCGCAAAACAAGATCGTGGTGGGCGGATCATTCCGCGAGACCGACGAGCCAGAATTTCGCCGGAAACCAGCGAAGCGTTCTTGCCATTACGCGATCTTGATGCTGCCGAAGCCATGCGCCAGAAAGCCGTGTTTGAGGAAGGCATGGCATACAACGCTGGCGACACGAAAGAACAGATGCGCCCGTTCGATGACGCGATCGCCCGCGCAGACGTTTACGCTCAGGCCGTGCGCGCTGCCGCCGACAGGATCGGCAACAACGCCGCCGCGCGAAGTGCAATGCAAGCGGCATCTAAAGGCCAGCTCACGGCGATGGAGATCGACACGCTTCTGGCTCGGCTGAAGGATGAAAACACCCGCGTTCGCTCTACACTCAAGAAAGCGCAGGAGCAGTTCACGGCCGCCGACAAGATCGACTCGCTCGAGGGCGATGCGACCCGCGCAGCAAACTCGCTCGCCAATAACATCAAGCTCGATGCCACGATCGCAGCCCGCAATGCTGCGCTCAGTCTCGCGGCGCGCACCAAAGCGGTCGGTCGCATCCTGACTCAGTTTGCAGACAACCCGTCCGAGGGTCTGCTTTCTCTGCTCGGCGGTTCGTCGTTCGCTCGGTTCGGCTCCAAAGACTCGGCGTTCCATTGGCAGCGCACATACTTCACTCGTTGGACTAAGGGCATGCTCGCCGAGATGGAGCAAGAGGGTCTTGTCGAAGGGTTTGCAAGCGATGCTTACTCTCGCGATGTTGCCCGCGCTCTGTATCAGATGGGCCGCGACAATCCTCGCCTTGAGGGTCTTGACCCGACTGCGGTCAAGATCGCCAAGATCGTCTACAAGTACCGAGAAGATTCCCGCAACACTCGCAACCGATTCGGCGCGTGGATTCGCGACCTGACGGGATACATTACTCGGCAGCAGCATGACTTTATGAAAATCCGTGCGGCTGGCGATAAAGAATGGAAGGACTTTGTGCGCCAGCGCATTGACGTTGAGCGCACCTTGAAGCCGGGACAGAACCTCGAGGAGTTCCTCGATGTGGTCTATGCTGACCTTTCTGCCGGCCGCCACTTGTCGGCAATCGATGATGAGGCTGCCGCCTACACGGCACCGGGCTCGCTTGCGCGCCGCGCCTCGCAGTCTCGCGTGATCTACTTCAAGGACGCGGATGCCGAGTTCGATTACCTGACTGAGTTTGGCGTCGGCAAGTTGAATGAGGCAATCCTTGGCGATCTCGGTCGCGCTGCGCAGCAAGCGGGGCTTATGCGAGTTCTCGGCCCGAACCCCGGCTACACACTCAAGGCGGTTATGGCTGAGGTTGAGGCCGCGATCATTCGCACTCCAGAGCTGCGTGAAAAGTTTGCCGGAACGCGAGATACCGCGGAGGCGTTGCTCTCCATGCTTGACGGTCGAGCCAACGTCCCCGGCGGCGCAATGGCCGCTCGCGTCGGATCGAACGTGCGCGTGGTTCAATCAATGGCGAAACTTGGCGGTGCAGTTATCTCGGCTGTCACCGACCTGCCGGTCTATGCCAGCCAGATCAAGTATCAAGGCCGCGGCGGCCTGTTCTCTGGTATCGCCGAAGGAATCAGCGGCCTACTGCAAGGGCGCGCCAAGGGCGAGCGCAAGCGTATCCTCGGGATGATCGACACGGTGGCCGATAACCTTGTCGGGAGCGTCGCTACTCGATTCGATTCAGACGATCTGATGTCTGCCGGATCTGCCGATCTAATGCGAGTTTTCTTCCGGCTGAATGGATTGCAATGGTGGACAGATACCCTGCGTGAAAGCATGGAGCTTGGCACGGCTAATTGGCTGGGCTCCCTCCGCAATACGTCGTTCGATGGGCTCGACTCTAACGCTAAGCGACTGTTCGACCAGTATGGGATTACCGCTCCAGAGTGGGATGTTATCCGGCAGGGCTTTATTGAAGCCGCCGATAAACGCACTTATGTTGTGCCAGAACGAATCAACCAACTCGACATCGAGGCATTCCGCGAGTACCTGACTAAGATCGGCCGCGAGCCAACGGACGCCGCGGCGGTTAATGCGCGCCGAGACCTTGCCGATCGGCTGCGTAATTTCATCATCGATCAGGCTATGACCGCTGTAATCGAGCCCGACATTCGGTCGCGCTATTTCTGGGTACGAGGGCAGAGGCCCGGTACGTTCTGGGGTGAGATCGCTCGGTACGTTGCTCAGTTTAAGGGCTTCCCGACTGCGCTTACCCGGCAGGTATTTGGCCGAGAAATCTACGGCCGCGGTTATGGCTCGCTGCCTGAATATCTCAAGTATGGCAAGGGCGACATGCTCGGCCTCGCGCAGATGATCCTAATGATGACGGCGTTTGGCTATATCGCGATGGCTGCCAAGGATCTGCTCAAGGGCAAGACACCTCGAGATCCCGAGAATGTTCAGACATGGTTAGTGGCCATGCTGCAAGGCGGCGCACTCGGCATCTATGGTGACTTCCTGTTGGGGCAATCCAACAGGTACGGACGAAACATTGTCGATACGCTGGCCGGCCCGACGCTTGGAGTGATTGGCGACCTTGACGAGCTGCGTCAACGGGCCATGCGCGGGGATGATGTCGCTGCCTCGGCGTTTCGTATCCTGATCGCCAATACCCCATTTATGAATCTGTTCTACAGCCGTATAGTTCTTGACTACCTTGTGCTTTACCAGATTCAAGAGGCGTTGAACCCCGGTTACTTGCGACGCATGGAGCGTCAGATAGAACGAGAGCAAGGGCAGGAATTCCTGCTCGCGCCCTCGGAAGCCGCGCAATGAGGAATAACCCATGACCGTTTCATCGACAACAGCAAGAGTTAGTTACTCCGGCAACGGGACGACGACCGCATTTGCGGTGCCGTTCTACTTTCTAGCGAACAGCCAGCTCGGCGTCTCGCTCTACTCCTCTGCCGGCGTCGAGACCGTGCAGCTCTTGGATACCAACTACACGGTGACAGGGGCTGGCGTCACAAGCGGTGGCACCGTCACGATGACCGTGGCCCCGGCGACTGGGACGACGCTGGTGATCTACCGCGGCGTACCGCTGACTCAAGCAACCGACCTGCTACCGAACGACAGGCTGCCGGCAGAGTCCATCGAGCAGTCGCTCGACAAGCTGACGATGTTGACTCAGCAGCTCAACGAGGGCGTGGTCAGGTCGATCCGCACCCCGATCGGGGACAACTCTGCTCTCGATATGCGACTGCCAACGGTGGCAAACAGGCTGCGGAAGGTCTTGGGATTCGACTCGACCGGCAAGCCGTACCTATTCAATTCTGTTGACGACTTGGAAAACATCATCGCAAACGGTAACCCCTTGGCGAGCTTCCCTGTGGATTTGGGAAGCGTAGCGGATGCGGTTATCATCTACCGCTACGACCTCGGAGGTCTCTGACATGTCAAGCGAGCTTAAACACCGACGCGGAACAACGTCGCAGCACAGCGTCTTTACTGGTGCAATCGGTGAGTTTACCTACGACACCGACAAGAAGGCGATCGTCACGCACGACGGCACGACGATGGGCGGCCTGCCGGGTGGCGGGTTCAAGCAGTCTACCTCGGCCAGCGTTCGATCTACAGAGGCGAAACTGCGCGAGGCTCCGAGCGTCGTTGACTACGGGGCAGACCCGACCGGCGTGGCAGACAGCACCTCCGCGTTCACGACCGCGCTCTCCCTGCATGCCAATGTGTTTGTGCCGGCTGGCCGATACCGCATCAATGGCACGGTCACGGTTCCGAACGGTTGCAGCCTGTTTGGCGCTACGGCGACCGGGGACTACTACCCGTCATACCCGTACACCGATGGCACCCTGCTCTTTAAGGACGCGGCCAGCACGGCCGGCCCGATCATCAGACTCAGCGAGTGCTCGAGCATTCGTCACATGCAGTTTGATCACCAGAAGATCAACGGTGGCACGGACGGCATCATCGCCCTGCACCCGACCCTGACTACGCTCTATGCGTCGATCCAGAACATCTACATCATGGGTCATCGCACGACCGACACGACCGGCGCGACGAGCTGCTACGGCATCAAGTTCGACGGGTCTGCGACTACTGCTCGGGTGCAGTTCTTTAACCGAGTGAGCAACGTCCATATCACGAACTGTGATATCGGCGTATTCCTCGGCGGTCTGGCGAATGCCAACGTATTCACGAACATGATCTCTCGCGAGTGCCATGTTCACTACGAGTTGAAGGGCAACGCCACGCACGGCTGTATTGAAAACGTGTTTAGCGGTTTGGGCTGCTTCACTATTGTCACGATGTCCCCGCTCGCGATCTGCTTCAAGCTGACGCAGTACGCAGCAAACAACGTATTCACCGGCTACTCAACGGAAGCCTACGGATACGAGTTCTCAGAGGGTGCAACAGGCAACTCTGGAAATATCTTCCTCGGCCAGTCCAACGAAAATGCTTCGTGGACTTCGCAGGCGAACCTGCGCTACATGCAGCCGGAGAATGTTAAGAACTTCACAAAGCATTATCTGACGAGCAAGACGACCAACGACCGCAACGTCGTGGGTACTGGTGCAACGTACTTCGAGCAGTTCTTTGTTGAAGGAACGATGCCGGAAGCGAACAACAACACCGGCACGTTTGTCGCCGCGGACGCTGACAGCAAGGTCATCTTCCGCTTCAACGACACTTTTAGATTCCTTAACTTCAAGAGTTTTGGCGCTCGGCTGAAGGTGTACGTCTACGGCAACAGCGGTTCCGGCATGCATGTCGTGGATGTGACGTTTAAGTATCTGGTTGCCGATAGCGCAACACCGCCGTATGCGGCCAAGCTCTGCGTGAACCAAGTGTTCAACAATCCGACCAGCGGTCAGATTACGGGCTTGTATTTCTTGACTGGCAAAACGGCTGGCATCCCGCAAGGTATTGGTATTACTTGCGGAAACTTTGGCGCTTTCCCGGTGGTCAATATCCGATGCGTACTCGAGTATGAGGTGTTTGACTACGCCACGGACTCTGACTTCTTCGACAACTACGTTGGTCTGTCTAGTAAGACGACCGCAGCCGCGACGGCTGACGATGTCACCGACGCCATCAGTCTGCTGACCGTGGCGCAAACGACGATCTAAATCTTTCCTTCCTTTCGTAGCTGGGCAATGGTTCTGACCATGCCCTCGAGGTGGAGAAGTTTGACGTAATCGCGATCAAGATCGGTGTGGCTGCGCCGATCTATCGCGTCGTGGCAGCTTGAGCAGGCCCATGAGCCGATTAAATCGTCGGCCTTGTGTCCCATGCCGCTAACGCCAGACAGCCTGTAATGGGCCAATACGACGGTTTCAGACACATGGTTACAGATACCCGGTATCCGCACCATGCAGCCGCGACCGCGGGCTTCCTTGCGTAGGTTCACCAGTAGTACGCCGGTCTGATTTCAGGCATCCGTGTCGCCGCCTCGGCAATCGAAGGCTGCTTGCGGGTGCGGAAGAAACCGGCATGCTCTGGATACGAGCGCATGAACCGGCGCGAGTAGAAGGCGCGGTAGTTGTTGTTGAGCTTGAATGACGTCACCCCGTCGCCGCCGACGCTATCCTTTTCCCAGCGTATGCGTTCGAAGATCGCACTCACGGAATAGTTCTTATACCCGCGATCGATCATCTGGAATGTGAACTGAACAAAGAGATGCCAAACCTCGGGATGCTGGTAATGGAACTCAGTAACCTGCTGGCGCATTTCTTCCTGTCTATTCATATCTTGGCTCCGGTATGTGAATCCCCATCTCGGCGCAGCGCACCTCGATGACGGAGATGTAGTCACGGAATTCCTGCTTGGTCATCTTGCTGGATCGCTTGAGTGGCTTGTGTCGCTTCCTACCGAAACCCTCGATGATCTCTGAACCGAAAGTCTCGATCAGGAAATACTCATGCAGATCCTGTTTCGTCCAACCTCGCAGCGCCTCTCCACCTCCCTCGAGGATGGATGGATACACCACCCCCCAGAGAAAGGCATTCTGCTGGTCGGTGCGCTTGGGCTTGAACGCTTCGATCGATACCTGCCAACTGATAGCAGGATCGAGCTCGCGCACCAGAACAGACACCGCGTCGGCAATCTGCTCTGGGCGCGTACCTTTTGGGAATACTCGCAGCATCCTAGAACGGGATCTTGTCGTCATGCATCTCGGCGGTTGCCCAGTTTGCTTCCGTCAGTTCTCCTTTCGGCGGCGGCTTACGGTCTGGGAATCCGTCCTTGGGTTTGATGCTCAGGCTAAAGAATTTCGAGCCCGGTTCCTTTGCGGTCGGGCCGGCCGTTTTAACCCATGCATTCAGCCAGTATTCGACGCCGCCGACGTTAAGCGATCCCGTGTACTCAGGATGCTTGTCGCTCTTGCGGTCTGTGTTTCTGCCGAGAGTGCCGGTGTTGGTTCGATCGAACTGCTTCACGCTCTTTGCTCCTTTGCCATCTGGACGTATTTCTTAATTGCACCGCGCTCCTTGGCGCTCATGGCGTCGGCGACCGCGATGTAAAGATCATGGTCGGTGCTGATCCGCTCATGGATACCGAGTACTGCGATCGCGATGTCTTTCTCCTCGGCATCGAGATCGAACGCTGCGCGGAACTCGGTCACGAACTGGTCGCGCTTGCTGGTGTCCGCGGGCTTGCCGAGATCGCCTCGAGGGTCGACCGTGAACCCGCCGCGCACCTCATGCGTCGTGCTGTCGGCGTCGTTGTCTCCCTCTGTCGGGATGCAGAATGTCTGGATCGCGGCGTACTTGTATGCCGCACTCATGGCCTTGTTGCTGGCCTTATCACCTGAGTCCATTGCCTCTCCTATCGTGACGATCGTGTGCTTGGAACCATCCTCAGCCGCGACGAAATCAAACTCAACGGTAAGGCAGACGTAGAACAGGGCGGTGCCAGATCGGTTCTGGCGCTCTATAACCTCGCGATCCTTGACGCGCGGCAGAATGCAGAGTCCGTGCTTGGCGAGTAACGGCGAGAGTGCGCCGTAGACTTGATCAATACCTCTGAAGGCGTAACCCTGCGAGGTGTTCTTGCTGTCCTTGCTGATACCTATGCGGGACAGTTCCGCGGTGACCGCGGCGATCTTCTCATACACTTTCATCGAGTCTCTCCTTCAGTTCGGCTAGTGCCTTGTTGCAGGCTTCGATTCGTTGTTCTTCGTCGCGCTCTTGCATCTCGAGATCTTGCTGGTACCACCAGCTTGAATCGTCGTCGTTCCAGTAGTTTTCCATGGTGTCTCCCGTTTTACCTGTTCCCAAAACTCAGTTCGCAGTCGTCGTTTCTTGATCACAACTATGTCCGTCACAAGGTTCAACCAACGCGGCGAGCAGATACACGACGATGATCAATGCCACGGCCGGCCAGACTGAAGGGCGCTTCATATGTCGCCCTCCGTCTTTTCGATGCGCTGGTAGATCTCAGCGATCGATGCGGTGGTGGCGTACTTGACGCCATCGGTGTAGCCATCCATGTGGCCGAGTTGGAATACGAAGCGCAGCAGCGCCTCGGCGTTGTCTGGCGTTACGATCGACGCGCCAGACTTCAGGTCGTTGATCACTCGTTCTAGTTCAGCGTTCATGCGGCCTCCTTGGCGCAGTCAACACACCAGTCGTCGATCACAGAAGGGCTTGAGTCACAGGCGACGCAAGTACCGATATAACCTTGGCATTGAGCGCAGGCGAAGATCTCGCGATCGTCTGCGTCGCGCGAATACTCGGCAATCTTGCCGGTCTCTTTGCAGTTGTCGCAGCGGGCGATCTCATGGCAGACCCAAGCGCCAACCGCCGATGGCCGGTAGTCGCTGTCGTGTGTGCGCTCAATCTCAAACAATGCTTTCTGGTTCGTGCGGTACATGTGTGTCTCCCGTCTTTGTCTGTCAACGGAAGTGAGCATACACCCACATTTGTGCTTGTCAACACTTGTGTGCAAATATTTTTTCGGGCAGAGTGCGAACCCGTAAGGAGGATTCATGGACATTCAAGACTTAATCGAGAAGCACGGTAACCAGTCTGGTTTGGCAAAGCACTTTGGTGTGACCCGGCAGTACGTCAGCAAGTGGGTGGCGGCCGGGAAGATCCCAGAGAAGTACCTACTGCGCGAGCTGCACCGGGAGGTGATAGCGGAGCTCGAGGACGGGGAGCCGAGCAAGTCGACCCAGCGCCTGATCCGAAAGATCAAGGCAGGACTACGCCCTAAACCCGACGCAGAAGGCTTTTGAGCCGATTCCACACAAAGGGGATACTGGACATGCAGAAACGACAAACCCCCTGTTACGGGGGCTTGACGCGGCTACGGGGGAGCCTTACGCTTGATTTGCGGTTTAAGCGTGATGGAAGTCTGACGGGCTGTTCTAGTCCTGTCAACCACTCCACCACGCCTACCTCGGGAATGCTGGTCGGGGAAACTACGCGCAGCAGATCCTTAAATTCAGACCGGGGCGGTGGGCCTCTGAACGCGCAGCGTGAAGCGAGGAAGCGCGAACCACAGCGGGGTAACCCGTGAAAAGTAGCTCGCAGCAGGGTGGCTCCGTCCATCAGCCTCTGCACGATCGGTGGTCAGGCGTAACTCCGTCTGCGCCCGTGCAGAGTCCACCATCCATCAGTCCTAGTCACTCTTACGCTATCCATTCCAGTCAGAAGTTCTGGAGTGAGGCGAGTGCCGACCCCATGTTAAGACTCCGGTTGCTGGATGCTAGGTACGCCAGACTTGACCCGAACGGACTAGATTTCTTCAAGGGTGAAGTTGGCGATGCAATCCGTGCAGCAGACCCCAAAGCCGTTCTTGGCGACCCTCACCTCGTTGGCCTGATCCGTGCGCTCTGGGGTGAACGTGGCGTTATCAAACTCAGGGACAAAATCAAATGATCGACAATCAATCACCGCCGGGTTCTTGGAAAGAAGAACTCGATCGTGCTCCGTGGGCGTACGGACAACATCACGACAAGGGTATGGCGTTCGCTCTTGCCAAAATTAGACAAGCAGGACTCTGGCATGAGGCCGCACTACTCCAGCACCGGATCATATCGCTCGAGGCCGAGATCGAGAGGATGACCGAGTGAGCGCCAGTCAGCGCAGAAAGGGTGCCGCGGGTGAGCGTGAGCTGGCACAGATCCTCTCGGAGCAGCTTGGGTGGGTGGTCAAGCGCAATATCGGCCAGAGCCGTGACGGCGGGGACGACATCACCACAGGCCAGTTCCGGTGGGAGTGCAAGCGTCGGGCAAAGCTCTCGGTCTACGAGTTCATGGATCAGGTCGAAGCCGCGTGTGGCCCCGGCGATATACCGATTGTCGCCATGCGCGCAGACGGCAAAAACTGGCTGGTTATGATGAAGCTCGAGGACGCGATCCCGATGATCCGCGGGGAGCTGCCCGAGAAATGAGATGGGTTAGAAGCTGTGCCATCTGTGGCACTCGGTACTACACAAAATGCAAACAGGAGAAACACCATGACGCAATCATCGCACTCAGAATCGCACCCGTCATCGACATCGTCTGCGACGCCGTGGACGACGCAAGAGCTACGCAAGCGGCAGCTAATGCAACGCATCAGAGACGTCAAGTCAGAGCTTTACGCGCTCGAGCGAGAGCTGAGTTGCGTCCAGATTGGGGTAGCGGCACCCTATCGATACGACGCGCAAGAAGTACCCGCGTGGCTTAGGAGGGATGATGGAGACCGTGATAGTTCAGATGACCGTAAAGGACGCTGAGGCGCTGGCGACGATCTCAGAACTGAACGAAACCATACTTGCATACGAGCGTGTCTTGCGTAGAATCGAAAGGTGGGGTAGAGACCACGAACCGAGTATATGGGCGAGACAGATCCTAAAATTGAATTCGCGGAAGCTGGATTCTTGACCGATGTGTCGTGGTTCGTATTCGCCGCGGCAGGGTCTGGTGCGTTGCTCGGGCTCGCGTTTGCGGCGGCCTACTGGGTGTTCCGAATACTGACATGAGCGACGGGATCAGACTCGCGCCCTGCCCGAACTGCAATGCCTCTGGTTGGATTGCAGACGGTAACGGAGACTGGATCAGGTGCTATGAGTGCAACCCGCCGGCCGCGCTGAAGCCGAAGGCCGAAGTGTTGACATTCGCTCGAGGTGCGAGGGTTCGTAAACCCGCGCCAGTTGACAACGACATGCCGCCCGCGGCGTGAGGATGTATGGCAAGCAAACCGGGATTGTACGCAAACATCTGGGCCAAGCGTAAACGGATCGCCGAAGGTAGTGGCGA